ACTGGAGATGATTTTTCGATGAAAATCCGAACATTTTTATGCATTTGAAGAACCCAATCAGCGAAGATACGACGTTTATGGGGATCAACTGGATTGAGTTCTTGAGTTAACTGCACTTTAAAACCCATAAAACCTAGGTCTTTATACGGTGTAATTTCGTTTGTAGAATGTTCAACTTCAAGATGAGCGAGGAATCGACAAACCTGGGTTTTCTGTAACACTACGGGCTACAGCTGTATTATTCTCAGTTGTTCTTGACCGACGCACAAGGTTTCGATTCTTCACATCACTAACTTGTCCCAACTGCTCTTAAAACCCTATAAGAGCAGCCCTCTTCCCAAAAACCAAACATGATAATTGAAACTATAGGAATAACAAGCGCGTTGAGCATTATAACGATTGGTACAATTTCCAAACGATACGTGTACGATGCACGAGAACCTACGGCGACAGAGTTGGAGTTGGAGGGAGAACTTATTGAACTGCTGAATATTCCAGATGTGGTCAATGACCAGCTGGATGACGGCAGTGTGGTAACGTTCATCCCTGGGGTGAGGGAGAGGGGCATGAATTGGATGGAGTATGAGCATGTTAGATCCATAGACATAAGAGTAGGCCATGAGGTCCGCTTTGCTCGGTTTATCAGGGATCAGCTGAAAATGAGGCTACTTGATGAAACGTCGCAAGGTTTGGATGGCCGTGTTGTGGCCGCTGCGACCCGCAGTATGATGGAGAACATGCAACTACTGCCGCACATACGTCCAAAAATTCTCAGGTTGGTTTTGGCCACCTGGGATCATCAAACCCGTTCAGAACTAGAGATGGCGCGGGCCACTGTTATTGGTTCTGTTAGGGAATGGGACAACGAGGCCACAAGGCCCATGCGCGGGTGGAGAAAAATCCTTCGGACCTGGAAGGTACCCACTGTGAACCGTGTAGCACGGTCACGTGGGTCTCGTACTTGAGAGGGCCTGGCGAGGATCCCTGGCATCGATAGGTCAACATTCCTATCGTCTCGTCATGTCAGGGTGATTCGTCGGGCCGCGCCAGTGAAAGATAGAAACATGCTTCAGTTGTCCAACGCTCCTGTTGACCGCGTTAACTGTCACAGGAATAGCATTGAAAACCTTGAAACAGCAGTGTTAGAGCGAGTTTTCTTTGTTAAAGAGGGTGGTGAACACGTCCCCCCACCACTACCCCGCGAGGGACATTTTGGTCACGCCCTTAGGCACCAATACCAATTGCTTGTAAGATGTTCTGAACCCGTGGAACCACTTACGCGAGAAGAATTTCTCAAAGAAGTGGATCCTGGGAAGAAGAGGGTCTATCAAGAAGCCTTGGAAGTCCTAAGGACGCGAGACCTCGAAAAGACTGATGCACATGTTTCTGCGTTCATCAAGTACGAGAAGGAGATTCATGAATGGAAGAAACCCGTTCCCCGGTTGATTTCTCCTAGACAATATCCGTTTTTGTTAGAAGATGGGAGGTTTTACAGATGTATAGAGAAACGAGTCATGTCTGCTTGTGACTCCCTGTATGACGCCCCCACCGTGATGAAGGGTAAGAATGTGAAGGAGGTAGCGAATTGTATAGTCGGGGCCTGGCAACAGATGGATGACCCTGTTGCCATAGGAGTGGATGCCTCGAGATTCGACCAACATGTGAGTAGAGAAGCCCTCATGTGGCAGCACTCCGTCCAAGCACAATGGTTTTCCGGCCAGGATAAGAAATATTATAAGAGGATGCAAAACATGAAACTCTGTAATATTGGCCGGGGCCGTGCTCCGAACGGAGGGTTGAAGTATGAGGTAAGTGGTACTCGCACGTCGGGTGATGCTGACACCGGAGGAGGAAACTGTTTGTTGATGTGCGCCATGATGGACGCGTTTAGGAGGTCTGTTGATCTTCCGCAAAACAAGTTCAGATTGGTTAATAATGGTGATGATTGTTCTATCATCACAGAGCGCAAATATGCAACAGTTATCCAGGAGAGGATTCGTCCCTTCTTCCGGGAACTGGGATTCAACATGGTAGTTGAACAGGTTGTTAACGAGGTGGAGAAGATCTCGTTTTGTCAGATGAGTCCAGTCGAAACTGCAAATGGGTATGTTATGGTTCGTAACCCATTGCGGGCACTCGTTAAAGACTGTCTCTCTATCCGACCTATTGACAGACCTTCCGTTTATCGGAAGTGGATGGAGGCAGTGGCGGACGCTGGTCGTTCGCTTACCAAAGGAGTGCCCGTGTATGGCCCGTTTTACAATTCGTTCACCCAGTGCCTACCAGAAGTTCCACATTCCCGCTCTCGGCGAGTACAACGACGCCGGAAGCGGATTACCCTTGAGGAATCAGGTCTCACACGGTGGGGGTGGGACCAGTCCATGACTGATGCGACTGTGACGGACGATTGCCGTTTGTCTTTTTACAAGGCATTCGGCATGACTCCGCGTGAGCAGTTACAAGTTGAGGACTGGTTCGCTAAGAATCCTCCCATCTACGGCAAGCCTAGACCAGAGGCTGGGGTGCCGGGTCATTCGTTCTGTCGGATGTTTGACTAAAATCCTCATGGGGTTGGTGGGCGTAATTGGCCAAATCTTCCTGGTTCCAGGGGAAGAGCTAACAGAATGCCAAGAGACTGCACGGTCAGGGGGTTGCCCACCGATGTACAGTCCCTCCGGGTCATGGAGGTATCCCATACAATGACCAAAAAGAAGAACAACAAGAATAGCACCAACCCAAGTGCTAAGAAAAGCAAGAAGACGCAGAAGAAGAAGAACTCGCAGGCTCGCAAACAGACCATGCAGGCCCTTTCAACACCCGCACCCCAGCCAACTTTGGGGTCTGTGGGGGGCCAGCTCGGCACCATAGCCGGAAATTTTCTCTCCAAGATTTTCGGCTTAGGAGCCTATGCGATGGATAAGAACACCGTGTACTCGGGCATGTGTGGGGACCAAGTCCCCGTCATGCACAGAATGTCCGATGGTTTTAGGTTTCAGCATAGAGAGTATATAGCGGACGTTTCGTCATCAACGACGTTCACCACGACGACCTACCAGATTAACCCGGGATTGTCAACAACTTTTCCCTTTTTGTCCGCAATTGCCCAGAATTTTCAAGAGTATTCGTTCGAGGGCCTTGTGTTTGAGTTTAAGTCCACCAGCGCTACTGCGCTTAATAGCACCAACACAGCCCTAGGTACAGTAGCGCTTTGTGCACAGTACAGGTCCGATGCTGTTGCATTTTCTGACAAGCAACAGTTGTTGAATGAAATGTGGGCCGTTGATGCGAAACCGTCGGAGTCTTTTATACTCCCCATAGAATGTGCCCCCAAGGAGAACCCCTTCGCTGTGCAGTACGTCCGTGGTGCAGCAGTGCCTAGCGGGCAGGATACCAAGATGTATGACTTAGCCAAACTCACTGTCGGAACGGTCGGTTCCCAAGCCACAGCCGTTGTCGGTGAGTTGTGGGCCTCTTATGATGTTATTTTGAGGAAACCACAGTTGTCTGCAGGCCTTGACTTATATGGTCTTGGAGCCCATTATGAAGCTACAACTGGTGTTAGTCTATCCAATTATTTTGGAACATCCCAAGTGTTAAAGTACGACAGTATGGGACTCTCTTTCGGGGCCTCCACGGTGACGTTTCCCCTGGGCCTTCAGGGTTATTTTGGTTTTGCAATGTTGTATGTTGGTTCCACCGCAACAGTCACTGTACCCAACATTACCTGGACTAATGCTACCGCTCAGATCGTGAGCGCGAGCTCAGGG